AAAATTTGTTTGTATTGGAATATATCAATATTTATGAAGGGACTATATTTTTTCAGTTTTAAACTGACAGTTTCCCATACTGGATCATCTAACTTCTTATCGAAGTTTTTTGAAAAATGGAAGATTTTGTCGTAGATTACGAAGGTTTCTAGAGATATACTCCCGCTTAGAAACTTTCTCAGGATTATTGGATGACCTTTGGAACATTTGAATAGATTCTCTAATTCGTTCTCCGAGAACAATTCGCTGCTTTGTTCTTTGAATAAGTAGGTCAAACTCTGTTGGCGTTTCATCCACTCTGCGTAGGTTCTTTCGCCAGAATTGATAATTTCTCCAATCCATAGGTTTTGTGGGTTACTTGCAGATACGAAATTTGATACGAGAAAATTTACGACTTCTTTGTCGGAGTATTTGCGTGAAGTCTTTTCGAACCAGTATTTGTCCTTTCGTTTGTTGAAAGAAGTCACACTGGCACGGGTCTTCGCACCATATTTAAAGAAATCGTATTTTGGGTTTGTGAAGTGATTTTTGAGTGAAAGGTAATGTTGGTAAGTTTCAAAGGGTGACATAATAAATTTCAAGAATTACTTTCCTCCGTATTTTTTGTATCTGCTACCTTCGGTAGAAGACCAACCCCTCTTCGTAAATTTGCCCGTAGATTTATTCAGTTCACCAGTTTTGCCTTTTAATTTGGCAAGAACTCTTGTTGGGGCAGGGGCATTAAGAGATCCTTTTGCTGGTTTATATGGTTTCGTCAAGTCTAAACCTGATTTAAATGCCAGATTAGTATTATTCTTAACTCCACCATATCTACTAGATATATCAGAAATCTTTGAAACATAATCAGGATCAGTAGCATAAGCGCCATGACTTCTTTCTTTTGATCCAGGAATTTTAGAGCCCCCTGGTAGTTGCAATCTTCTAGTTGCGTCCGCTACATCCTTTGCACCTCTTGTTTTGTAACTCCACTTATTAATTCTATCAGCAATTGAGGAATCTAGACTTCCATAATCTTTAAATTTTGCGGAAGTTCCATACATTCTTCCGCCACCAAATTCTTGTGTTCCCTTAGAAGTTCCTTTTTCAGATGAACTTGCTTTTTGACCAAAATAATTCCAAGATCCACTTGGATACTTTCCCCATCCAGTTTCTAACGCTGCTTGAGAAGCAATAACATCAGCATCTATATCACTAGCGCCTTGCTTTTTTGCTCTCGACCTTATATCGTTATAAAACTGTTGCTCTCTACTAGTTTGTGCCTCAGTCACAAACTGACTAAAAAGTTTCATTACTTTAATACTTTTGAAATATTTATTTCAAAGAGGAAGTTTAGCTCTCGAAGTTCTCTTCATAAAGTTAAGACGAGTTGCGTCCCACTTTAGACGTTCTTTCAAAGATTTTGAAATAAGTTTTGCTACTGATTCTACCTCAATTTCATTATTTTCACAATAATGGCAAATAGCATCAATGTAGTTTAAATTTTCTTCAATTACTATTTTTTCAATTTCAAACGCAAATTTTGATGGCGTTAAAAATTTACTTTCTATTACTTTGTTTAATTCTTTATTTGTTTCCATATTCCTCCAATTTATCGGTAACAAACTCTTTGATGTACTCCGTGAGTAATTTGATATATTTTGATTTGTCATATTCTTCATATATCACACACTCACCATTTTCACATGACATAATAATTACAAACTTTTTAACGGGGATTTCTGTAAGTTCATAGAACATGCAGGCATAAGCAGCACACTGAACAAAATAATGTTCGATCCAATCCCTAGGTTTTGGTTCTTTTGATGTTTTAAAGTCGATTATTGCCAATTCACCATCAAATTCCCCAATACAATCTACGGTTCCAGCAATTCCAAGAACTTTGCTGTATAGAGAACCTTCAAGAGCATAAATGTTATTTATACGATTTAAATCATTCCTAGCAATTTTAAATAAAAATTCTGATATTGGTTGAACTTCTGGGAGACTTTCATTTTTTAAAAGATGTTCAACTAAAAGATGCATATCAGTACCACGACTAGTTGCTCTTTTAGTTATTTTGTTTGCTTTTTCTTCACCAATTCTTTTACGCCAATTTGCAAAAAATTGCCTATTCTTATGACTTGTGACTGAAGTAATAGAAAATAGTTTTAAAAATTCTCCATTTTCTGGAATTTTATAATATCGTATACCATCTACTGTCTCTCTTTCAAGTTTTGGTAGATCAATATCAACATGATTAAACATTAATTTTTACCTTTATAGTTTTTCAAATAATGTTGCAGAATAATATATTTCATAAGATTTTTCCATTTAAAATCCTGCTTCCATTTTTGCAACAATATACTCTTTAACAAGTCCAGATCTTACAATATCTTGAACACCAAATTCAATTATATCAAATGATGGCATTTTACGCAATACTGACATAAAATCTACGATACCATTGCGTTCATTTGTTTTCTGCAAATCAGATTGAGAAGCATCACCACAGAAACAAATTTTTGTATTTTCTCCAACACGAGTAATAATAGAATCCAATTCATGAAAATTAAGATTCTGAAATTCATCAACAATAATGATTGAATTATCAAGAGTTGTACCGCGAAGAAATGATGTAGACCAAAACTTGATGGTTTCTTGAGATTTAAGATTACCATAAAGCATTTCAAAGTCTGCATCAGAAGGCATCTGGAACATATATTTTACCATATTCTTATAAGGAATTTGATAAATATCTGCTTTATCTTCATGTGTTCCTGGAAGAAATCCAATTTCTCTTGTAGCTACTAATGATCTAACAAGATAAATTCTCTCATAAGGTGTTTGCTCATCCAAAACATCTTGAAGAGCATTGTATAGTGTAATAAATGTTTTTCCAGTTCCAGCACAACCATAAGCAACAATATGCTTATCATCATTGTATGATTCAAACAAACGTTTTTGATTGTCTGTAAGAGGATC